AGTGTCAAAGACTAGAAGTCCTATTTATCGTACTTTAACCTTACAGTCCAATTTATAGTACTCCAAAAAGGTGTCGAGGGCAAAAGTCATACTTTTACTTTGTAGTCCTATTTATGGTACTTCCAAATTTTACGATTATACACTATGTAATAATCATTCCTAATTTTACAAAAAGTACAATCTGTATTATTGACTTTATACACATTGTAAACTATAATATAATCATAGGGAGCGAAAGGCACGATTGATGCTCCTAAGCCGTGGTCAGGCGCGTGAAGCGTTACGGATAGGTTTGCGTGACTGCTAGCTCAATTCCTTTCGTCACCCTTAACATGGTAGAACTCTTTAAGAGTAACGGAAAACTGGTCATTGGACGTTAATGGGGTTGTGCCCATTTCTACCACCATGGGTTCAAACTATGAGCTTCATCCTACTAAAAGCCATAGCCGACATTGTGTAGCAGAACTCTTAAGACCGTTAGGCTCTGAACCTAAATGGCGCACTATTCTTAATCACAATAGTCGGAGAAAAAGCCGCGCTAACACGCTTGTTAGCTTGATGGTTATATAGGTTTGTCATTTCTCCTACTCCCACCATCCAAAAGGGCGATAAGACTTACAACAAGTAAGCATAAAACGAATGCGAACCCTCGGCTTAATATTAAATATGAAAGGAGTGTATTACAATGTCAATGTGGTGGGACTTAAAGAACACATTATCTTATAATGCGCTCTTTAATTTTGTAGTTGGTTCTCGTGGTTGTGGTAAAACTTATGGCTTTAAGAAATGGGCCGCTGAAGATTTTATCAAGAACGGGAATCAATTTATTTATATCCGCCGCTATAAAACTGAAATGAATAAGAAAGCCAAAGAAAATTTCTGGGCTGCTGTTGCTCATGAATTTCCTGACCATGAGTTAAAGGGAACACCTGAAGGTGCTTACTATATAGACGGTAAACTTGCCGGCCAAACCAGATATATTTCTTCCGCTAAATCCGAAGAACTCCCACTTGTTAATAAAATCTGCTTTGATGAGTTTATCTCCATGGATGAAACCCATCATGGTTATCTTAAAGATGAAGTCACATTTTTCTGTGAACTCTATGAAACTATTGCTCGTATGCGCAGAGTAGTGGTATTTTTCTTTGGAAATGCTGTTACATGGGCAAACCCATATTTCACAGAATTTGACATTAAAAAGCCAATTAACAAAAAGCAAATTGCCACAACTAGAGAGGGATTAGTCTTAATTCAAATTGTTAATAATGAAGAATACATTGAAGCAAAAGAGAAAACTGACTTTGGCCGTTTGATGAAAGGCAGTAAGTTTGGTAAATACGCAGTTCATAATGAATTTTATCTTGATAGTGTAGTTGGCATTGCTAAGAAAACTCCCGAAGCTAAATATCAGTTTGGCTTTAAGATTCATGATGATTATTTAGGATTATGGGTTGACTTCTCTTCTGGTAAATGTTATCTTTCTAGGAAATACAGTCCGGGTAGTGGCGTGATTTATGCGTTGACAAATGATGACCACGATTATAACACCATTTTGATTGCGCGCACTCCACGCCCTAACTGGTTATTATATATAATTAAACAATATCGGTTGGGGGGATTGTATTGTGAAGATGAAATAATTAGGCGATACCTGATGGATATTTTGAAGATTGTAGGTGTATAATGTTAGGAGTTGAGTTTATGCCCTTTGTCATTGTTCTTGGGTTTATTGCATTTGACATTCTAACAGGGCTGATTAAAGCAAAGCACGATGGTTCTTATAATTCCAGTATCATGCGTGAGGGCGGTTATCACAAGTCCATGGAGATTCTTGCAGTGGTAGGCTCTTATGGCATTGAATACGCAATGCAGTATATTGAGCTTGGTATCCCAATTCCCCTTGTAGGTTCCGTTGTTACTTATATTTGCATTATGGAATTTATCAGCATTATGGAGAATATGTGTGCTGTAAATCCTGAACTTTCTGCTCTGTTTAAGCCTTATCTAGAAAAACTTAAAGGAGATGAAGAAAATGAGGAAAGCAAACGGTGATGTCCTTTTCTGCTGGCCTTTAGAGTGTCACATTATTACAGCTGGCTGGACTTACAATGACGGTTCTTCCCACCATGCTATTGACCTTCGAGCTGCTCCTTGCACACCTGTTTATGCAGCTGAGGATGGTGTAGTAAATCAGGTACAGAGCTGGGATGGTAGAACTAAATCTGGGATGCAGTCTTATGGCAACATGGTTAGAATTAGGCATAACAATTATAATGGTTCTAAGCTGGAAACACGCTATGCACACCTTAAAGAGTGTTTCGTCAAAAACGGTCAACACGTTTACGAGGGTCAGCTTATTGGGTATTCTGGCGCAACTGGTAATTGCTATGGCGCACACCTTCACTTTGAAGTAATTTATCATGATTGTCGTGTTAATCCTTTGAACTGGCTTGACGATAATTTTATTTGTGCTACACGGTCAGTAATTAAGCACCTTGGTTCTTATCATTCTGTCCCTCGTGAAAGCTCTAAAGGTGACTACATTAAGATTCATGCAACTGGCGTTGATATGCAAGCTATTATCGCTCTCTGTGAGAATCTTAAACTTACTTATGAACGGAGTAATAAATAATGAAAACACGTGATGAAATTTCTGCAATGCTTGGCGGCTTTGTCGATGCCAAACCTGATGAACAGGGAACTCTGATTGCTGGTGTGCTTGACGAATTTGATGAATGTCGTAATGAAGCAGAACAGTTTACCAGAGGATGTCCAGATGGTGCATCTAACTGGCATGAAGCTTATGACAATCTTCGCAAAGATTATGTTAAAGCATTTCTGAATGATGACAATAAGCCTAATGACGAATATCAGAAACCTAATGGTAATACAATTACAATTGATGAAGCTGCAAAGGCATTTGTCAATAAAATGTTTGGTAGAAAGTGAGGTGAGATTATGAGTAGACCTTTTAGTTACAATGATAAAAGCTTTACTGTTATTGGGAACATGCTGTTTATTCATGTATGCTATAAATACAAGGTTTTTTCCCGGCGCAATAATTGAAAATGTCCCACTGGCGATTCGTGACCGTGTATATCACTATGAGAGTTATTTGCTTGTAACTAACATGAATAACGTGAACGATAATGCTCTTGTGCCTGTAACTATGGAGTATGGTTATCTGACTCCTCGTGATGGCTCTCCTAGAATTCCTGCACTTGAAAAAGGTGAACGTTGGTATTACGGCATGTATTTACTTAAAGACATTTAAGGAGTTTATTATTTATGGTCTATCGCATCCACAACTAATATATGATTACTATTAAGAAAGGTAGGTAATTAAATTATGGCTTCTGCTGCTGTTGGTATTATTAACGCTGTATTTGGTAGTGATGCTACTTTTGGCGGTGCTCCTAAGATTGAAAACACTACTGAATCCATTAAATCTGCATGGTCGTTTATTAATTCTTATGAACCGCGTCTGAACTATTTCTGTAATGCTCTGGTTGACCGTATTGGCCTGACCGTTATGCGCTATATCTCTTTTGAAGACCCTTGGCAGGTTTTTGATAAGGGTGTTCTGAGTACTGGCGCTACTGTTCAGGAAATTTATGTAATGATGCAGAAAGCAACCCCTTATTTTTCTGCTGACCGTGCTACTAATGATGAAGTTATGAAAGCTGAATTTGGTAGCGACCCCGCTGAGGTTTACACTGCTTACCATGCTGTTAACTCTCGTATTAAGTACAAGGTAACTGTAAACCGTGAAGCTCTGGAAACTGCTTTCATGAGCGAAGCTAACTTGTCTGCCTTTGTTCAGAACGTCATCGACCAGATTTATAAGCCAGCTGAGCTGGATGCTTTCATTATGAAGAAGTATCTGCTGTATCAGCTGGTAAAGAACAATAAGCTTAAGAAAGTAACTGTTTCTGCCGTTACTGATGAAGCTTCTGGCAAGACCCTAGTTAAGAAGTTCCGCCAGATTTACGGCAAGATGAAGTTCATTTCTAAGGAATATAACGCTGCTGGTATTCCTATGAATACTCCTGCTGAACGTCTGTATACTATTGTTCCTGTTGATATTTCCGCTTCTATTGATGTTGATGTTCTGGCAAGTGCATTTAACATGGATAAAGCAGATTTTATGGGGCATCGTCTGGAAGTTGATAGTTTTGCTCTTAATGAGTATGAAGTTGAACGCTTGGAACATCTGCTTACTGGTAATGACCCCTCTGGTTCTGGTTCTGTCACTGTTGCAACTGGCGGCGATAAAACCTATACTCACGTTACCCCTAACGATGAAGATATGACCGCTATTCAGGCGCTTATGGTTGACCGTGACTTCTTCCAGATTTACACTAAGCTGAACACCATGCGTGAAACTGACCTTGGCTCTACTCTGGATTGGAACTATTTCCATCATATCTGGCGTATCTATTCTGCATCTCCGTTTGCAAATGCTGTGCAGTTTACTACTAAGGCTTGATAATTGACATTTTCTTAAGCATGTAGGCTTATCCTCCTAAAACGTGGGGCGCGCATACGATATCACGCGTTACTTTGATTATGGCTACCTATAAACAATGTATCACTGACCAAAGCACAATTAGAGTTTCAGCAGGTTATCCACATTATTCTGATGGTTCAGTTCATGGTGGTATTGACACGGTGCATACAAATCATCAATCTTATGCACCAATGGCAGGTACGGTTGAAACAGCCCATACTTGGCAAGGTGGTACGACTGGTAACGATTCTTGGGGTAACTACATTGTAGTTAAAATGAGCGATAATAGCTATTGGCTTGCAGCTCATTTTGTTAGTCAGATTCATAGTGTTGGTGAAACAATTACTCGTGGTCAATATATTGGTGAGCAAGGACGAACAGGTAATGTTACTGGTATTCATACGCATTGGGAATACTGGATAGGCGGTTATGGAACAGCTTACAGAACTGACCCCTCTGCTATTCTTGGTATTCCTAATGAAGTGGGTACATGGGATGTTGAATGGGATGCTACAAATCCACCAACACCACCTGAACCGCCAACACCACCCGGCCCAAGTCCTACTCCCACAACTAAACGTAAACTTCCAGTTTGGATGATGTGTAAACCACCCTACAGATTTTGAAAGGAGCTGAAAACGCAAATTGCCGAATATGCAACTTTATATCTGTAAGGGTATCCCTACAGATAAAACCTATAATCATGTGCTTAGGTTTCAGTCTGATTCTTCCCGTTTTGCTTATTTCACTTCTAAATCCGTTCTACATCTTACCAATTATACTTATCAGCGGTTAGAGCATTATCTCTCTGTTGGTGTTAATGCTGAAACGATTGAACAGTGTAATTATATTGTATTCCAGAACGCTGACTTTTCTGATAAATGGTATTACGCCTTTATTGATAGTGTAGAATATGTTGCAAACGAAACCAGCAGAATTTATTTTACTGTTGACGTTATGCAAACTTGGTTTAATCGGGTAACATTACAGCCTTGTTTTATTGAGCGTTCTCATACAAACACTGATGAAATTGGCGATAATATCATCAATGATGAACTAGATACAGGCCCATATATTGACGATATTCAACAGTACATTGACTTTGATAAGCGTATCTGCATTGTTACAACCTTTGATAAGCCTGAAAAAGACTCTCCCCCTGCATCTGGTTCTTTAAGGTTTGGAATTTATTCTGGCTGCAAAGAAAACTTTTTTACTACAGCTGAATCTGCTAATGACTTTATTGCTAAGGCTGTAGAAGCAGGGCAAGCTCCTGACGGTATTTTGGGAATTTATATGGTTCCTCTTACCTTTGATACTGGTAAGTATGATAAGACTTTTGTAGTTCCTAATAATGTAGCTGGTTATGTTCCTAAGAATAATAAACTTTTCACATATCCTTATTTTTATCTCCGTTATTATTCTACACAAGGCGATAACCACGTTTTTCGTTTTGAACTTGGAGATAGAAAGAAAAGTCTGCATATTGGATACAATGTAATGTCAAATGCTGGGCAGACTACAGCAATATTTGCAGCAGAGGATTATAAAGGTTCTACTGGTTATAATCAGGAAGATGTGTTTGCAATTAGCAATTGGCCTACTTGTGCTTATAACACTGATATTTATAAGGTATATGTAGCACAGAACTCTAGTTCTATGGCCGTTGAAAATGCAGGTTTGGTAGCTGGTACAATGTTTGCTGGTATTAACCTGCTGACTGCCCCAGCAAAGGATGCTCAGGCTATGAGCGGTAAACATCCTTCTCTTTTCCCTGATAATACTTATGGAGCCATTGAAGGCTTAGCAAATCAAATGCTTAACATTGCTGGCACGCTTGCAAAACGTGATGACATGGACAGATTGCCGCCACAAAGCCATGGTTCTGTAAGTCCTTATTTCCGTTTTACTGATTCTGGTATTTTACCGACAAAGGATGCAAGTGCTCCATATGCTATGGCTAGTTATCATCATGTTACTAAAGAATTTGCAAAAGTTATTGATGACTACTGGACTATGTTTGGCTATCCCATTCACCAAGTTCAGGTTCCTAACATTGACTCTCGAAGAAATTGGAATTATGTTAAAACGCAAAACTGTTGTTGCTTAGGTGATGTTCCTGCGGATGTTTCTACAATGATTAACGACATCTTTAATCGTGGTGTTACATTCTGGCATAATCCCGGTCTTGTTGGAAATTATGAAGCAGACAATTCTATCTATAAACGTATTCCAGAAGTAGGTGAGTAAATGAGTAAACGTTCACAAAAACCACAGCCACCTTGGATTGATTCATATGACTTAACGGTTGCAACTTATGCTAACTGGTTTAATCGCCTGTATGATGTAGCACTTGCAAGATTCAAATGGGAAGGGCTTGAAGATTCTCCTTTTTTGGATGAACGATTCATTGAACAGTTCTTGTTCTGGCAACCCTTAATGGCTGGCTATCATGACCCTGTTATGGGTAACTTAATTCTTCCTGCTATGCCCAGTGATAACTTTGACATTATTGGCGATCCCAAATATCTTCGTGCTTATGGCTACAATTCTAATTACCAAAAAAGTGGCCTTAATAAACAAAACTGTGCTTATCTTTGGTGTAATATGCGCCGCTCCCCTGATGCTATTGTCATTAAACAGTTTGCACAACGTCTTACCAATATTGACAGAACGATTGACTTAAACCTTGCTGCACAGAAAACTCCCCGAATTGCTTATGCAAATGAGAATACAAAACTTTCTGTACAAAACTTAGTGTACCAGCAAGATAAATATGACCCTTGGCTGTATCTTAAAGGCAATCCCTCTACTGATGATATTAAGAACATGATTGGTGTTCTTGATTTAGGTGTTCAGTACATTGGATTGCAGTTAGAGCAACAGAAAAAAGAAACTCTTGCCGAAGCTCTTACCTATTTAGGTATTGAGAGTAACTACAATATGAAAGCAGAGCGGCAGTTTACTACTGAAGTTCAAATGACCTTAGGTCAGGTAGAAGCAGACCGCCTTTCACCATTGTATTCTCGCCAGAAATTCTGTAAGGATTATAATAGGCTCTTTGGCACTAATATCTCTGTATCTATGCGTTCCCAGCTTGAATTAACCAAGATTATGGAAGGACGCGAAGATGAAGAGAATTTAAGCGATACTAATATTGAGGATGGTGATAAGGACAATGAGTAAATATACAACTCAAGTACGCTTTATCTGTGAATCAAAAGCAGGTATTGTTGAACCTTACACCAATATTTCTTATACAGAAATTATTGAGCGTGCTCGTCCTAAAATCTTTAATTTTAGTTATCCTATCTGGAATGAAAACAAGCGTAAAGAGCTTGAAACCAATATTCTTAAGCATTTCTATACAAATGAAATTGGTTCTGAAACCTTCGGTCTTTGGCAGCTGCGTCTGGATGACTGGATGAACAGCCATATGCCTTATTACAATCCTCTCTTTGAAGCACTTGATAAGCAGTATGAAATGTTCTTAACTGATGACTTTTCCATTACCAGTGATGAAAATACTGAACATCATGATGTGAATACAGAGGATAGAACCAAGAATAGTAAGGTCAATATTGGTGGTACAAACAATTCCAATTATACTTCCAATTCTAACAGCAACGGAGAGAATACCAATACCCACACTGATACTCCACAGGGTAGTCTTGATAATTTTCTTGCTGGTAAGTATATGTCAGATGCTGACCATAGTAAGGCAAATTCTGTCAATAATTTTAGCTCTAATGCCAGCTCTAACAGTAATAGCAATACCACTCAGGATGATAAAAACAACACAAAAGAAAATCGTGATGGCAATGAACATCGTGTTCTTGACCATGTAGAAAAAGGCTATCGTGGTCGCTCTCTTGTATCTATTATGAACGATTATATGAAAGAAAACACGAATATCTATAATTGTTTATATAGAGATATGGAAGTTCTGTTTATGCGTTTATGGTAAAGAGGTGATTAGGTTTGAAGTACAATCCTTTGGACAAACTTTTCCGTTCTGTAATTCCTGTTGCCTATGATGATAGCATTAGTTACTATGAAATGGTATCTAAGGTTATTGAGGTAATGCAGCAGTACATTGAAACCAGTTCCATTAGTTATGCAGACCCTATTCAGTGGGATATTACAAAGCAGTATCCTCGTAACACAGTTGTTGTTACTGTCAATGGTGATGGATATTTAAGCACCCAGCCTGTACCTATTGGTATTGATATTGACAATGAAGATTACTGGACTAAGATTGGTAACTTCTCTGAACTTTGGGGAAGTGTTAAGCTTGCTATCACTCCCGTTGATGAAGGGCTGAAAACTACTGCAAGTGCTAATCGTAATATTAACGACCTTGTTTGGCTTAATAATGATTTGTATGTAATTCTTAAGCCTATGGATGCAGGTACCCGGTATATTGAGGGAACCAACTGCGCTAAGACCACAATCGCTGAACGTTTACACTATATTCTGTCGTTAAAAGTTGCTAAATATAATGAAGATGACACCTCTATCTCTTTTGGCTTCTTTAATCCTAATAATGGCACAATTGTTACTGGTGGAGATATTCATATCTATGATGCTCCTGTTGAAACTATCAAAATTGTCGGCAAATAAGGATAGGTGATATTATGCCAACTAATTATGTATCTAAGTTCAGCCTTAACGACCAAGAAGTAATTGTTAAAGACAGTGAAGCTCGTAGTACTGCTAATACAGCAAGCACTAATGCTACTAATGCTCTTAACAAAGTTACTGAACTGGAAAAGCTCTCTCGTGTTGAAGTTGCCTATACGCAAGATACTGAAACGATTAGTATTACTGCTGGCACTCATAATGTCGAATAATGGAGGTAATAATATATGGCTGAAACTACTAATTATGTAACGCAAATCAATGTTGATGGTACCATCTGTGAAATTAAAGACTCTGTAGCGCGTACTGATGCAGCTAGTGCTAAGTCTACAGCTAACACTGCTAAGTCTACTGCTGACACTGCTAAGTCTACTGCTGACACTGCTAAGTCTACTGCTGACACTGCATCCACTAATGCAACTAATGCAGTTAATAAAGCTAATAGCGCTACCACTACTGCCAACACTGCTAAGTCTACTGCTGATGCTGCTGCAAAAGATGCTAGTGCTGCTAAAAATACTGCTAATGCTGCATCTACTAATGCAACTAATGCACTTAATAAAGTTACTGCACTTGAGGAACTCCCTCGCGTTACTGTTACCTATAGCTCTGCTGATACCACTATCAAAGTTGTTACCACTAATACTCATGCAACTACTTGATATAAAGGGGTGACTTAAATTGGCAAATCCTGTTGTTGACAAATTTAAGATTGATAATTCCGTTTATGATGTAAAAGATACTCAGGCTCGTACTGATGTCGCTAAGAAGATTGATAAAAGCACTACCGGCGACCTCAATCAGACTGTAACTGGTAATATGAATCAGACGGTAGACGGTGATTATAAAATCACAGCACATTCTTTTGCATATAGGTCTACGAATGGTTATCGTGATGTTCTTACCATACCTACTCTCTCTGCCGACCCTATTACGATTGGCAGTGATGGTGGCGTGTTCTTGGATGGCAAAGTTAGAAGTAATATGGTAATTAACCATTATAATGATAATTTTGACTGGTGGCCACTTTTTGACCATAATGGTAACAAGTATAAAGTTGCGATTATCCGTGAGGATGCTGACTTCAGTACAATTCCTAGCTCTCCAGTTGATATTCGTACCTATCAAGACCTTAAAATGGATGGTACTGATGATATTACTGCTACCATTAACACTCACACTAAGAATGAACCTCTGTTTATTCCTGCTGGTACTTATAAGGTAAGTGCTCCTTTGCAGCTTAAGCATAGCCTGTATGGCGCTGGTTCTTCTCGTGACCCTGCGCGTGGTACAAGTGATACTATCTTGCAGTATACTGCTAATCCGACTTCTTTTGGTAGTCAGGGCGTTATTACTGTATCGGGTGATGACGTAACTGGTAATATTGTTATTGCTAATTTAGATATTACTTGTAATGGTATGATTGGCGGCATTGTATTTACTACCAATAAGTACACTGATAACAGCATTTACAATGTAAGTATCAATAAGGTTAAGTCCTATGGTGTTTACTTGCAGCCTAGCAATAGCACTCTGAACCGTTACTGCTACATGGATAATGTAATGGTGTGGGGATTTAGCGATAATACTCCGGTGGAACGCTGGACTGGTTCTGTTGCATTTTTCTGGGGCAATAAAGCTCCCGACTGTGAATGCAATAACCTTGTTAATATGGTATGTCAAGTTGGTTTTGACTGCCGTACTGATGTATATGGTTGCAACTGGACTAGCTATACAGGCATTCCCTCTGGTGGTACAGGTGGTGCTGACGCTAATACTTGGTGGAATAACTCAATCGCTTGCAAGGTTACTAACAATGATATTCATGTTACTAACTTCTATGCTGATACTTGCCGATATGGTTTTGTCTTTGACGGCCCAGGTAAGGCAGCAGCTTATATTAACAATCTGATTTATACCTGCGATGACGGAACCGCTACTACTGAAACTGGTTATGCAGCTGTTGCTTTGATTGGTAGTAGTCCTAATCCTCAGTTCATTGTTAATGGTGGCATTATTAACCGCTCTGCTAAAGTTAGCACAACCATTCAGTCAACTGGTACTTATCCTATTACCAATGCTGTATGTAAGCTTGATGATGTTTACATTTATACTAAGCGTGAATATATCTTTGATAATGATAATAAACGTGGTCAGTATATTTGTGAAGCTGGCGAACACCGTTGTATTGATTTGGCTATCACTAATCAGATGCAATACACAGTTGCTGGGCAGTCAACAAGTGGAGACCCATACCAGTATAAGGCATTTGCATATATTCCAGTTGATACGAATACCTCACAGGGTTGTATCCACCTCACTGACGGAACCAACATTGATTATAAAATCTATATTACAAAAAACGAAACAGATACATCACTTAATATTACTGCATTTGACAACCGTAAGCTTAGTCAATCAATTTTTAATGCGTCTGCTGGTACAAGCAAGACAGTTACTTGGGATATTATTGACAGCGAAGATAAGCTATATTATTCTAGGGATTCTAAAGCTGTTATCCTGTACTGCAAGCGCCATGCGTCAACTGAATTCACTGTTAGTTTGTCTGGATTCCAGTCTGGTATTTCTCCTGTAATTCTTGACCGTATTAGAAATGAAGATGGCACTCCTATGGATTATCCTCGCTGGGATAACAATAATGGTATGACTGCTATTAAAGTTCTTCGTCCTAATATTAGCTAAATAATAAAACACCCCTAGGTGGTTATCCACTTAGGGGTGCTTTTCTATTTAGAATGGCAAATCATCGTCAATGTCTGGCGGCAATTCATTATGGAGCTTGTCAGTCATCCTCACTTTCATCATCTTCATCTTCATCTTCCTGCAAGGCATCAAAAGCGTTAAGAATAGAATCGCTCAAAACTTTACGAAATTCCTTAGTAATGGGGTAGCAAATATCATGCCATTCATCTTTCTTATTCTTTGAGCTGGGCATTGCAACAAACAGACCCTTGCTGCCGTCCATAATCTTAATACCAGTAATGCAGAACACATTTGCAAGCGTAACAGAAACCATAGCACAGCAATTAGACTTCTTGTTGTTAATAGGGAAGATGCGAATATCAGTAATGACGGAAGAAGCGGACTTAGCAGAATTGGTGGCCTTAGTAGATGCTTTCTTGTTGGTGTACATAGTTAGTTCTCCTTTGTTAAATAATGATAAGTAAGAAATTTATATTGAGGACAGTTTTTATACTGGCCGCAACAATCGGTTTTAAGGTTGTACTCTTGGCGTGACACTCTCATACCCTCACAACGAATGTAATTTGTTGTATGAGAAATATAATAAGGACATGTAGCTCTTCTACTAATTCTGTAAGAATCTTTTTCTTTCAATTAAATCATCTCCTATCACTCCATTCCCACTGGAATACACTTGCAGGATTGCCATCAATTAACATAGCATATTCTTTGTTGGATTGTACTTTATGATAAGTTCCATAAAGTTCCTTACCATTTTCATCGTGGTTTATGCTAACAACTTCGGGCAAATAATCTATATACGACTCTCCACGTAATGAATAACAGAATGAATAATACATTCTATTAACAGGACTATTTGTTGAGCGCAATGTATAACCACAAGGTTCTAGTACAGTTACAGAATATTCATCTAAGTGGTCTGTTTCTCCATTATCATCCGTAAAATCCCCTATAATATGTGTTCCCGGAGTTTTGCGAATGAGCTTCTTATTTATGGATTCATCATAACTGATATTAGGCCGAAAATATTCTTGTACTAGATACTCAAAATCTTCATCGTTTACTATTTGTGTAAACAATTCAGAAAGCTGTTTCTTACTTGCACCTGCTACAGTAGCCTTAACTTTTAAGTGCTTATCTGCATCTAAGTATGTTGCACAATAACATTTACTTCCCCATGTTACAAAATCCTCATAGTGACCATCAAAGTCCATAATGCCAAAATTGTAACAATCTTTATTCTCACTGTTGTTAAGAATATTCTCATTGAATCTATCAATGGCTTTTTGAACATCCTCATTGTAGCCAACAAAATATCCACTGTCTGTATCGTGATAGAGAGGTTCAATGCCTTGGCTTAATACTAGATAGAGCATAAAGCAAATAAGGTGCAGTCTACTATAAGCAACTGTATATAAACCATCTGTGAAGATATTTAGGGAATTTCTTGATTTAAGAAACTTGACCCCAGTTGGAATCCACTCAAATTTATCACCTTCCCCCTGCACACCAACTTCCTGTCTTAATGGCTTCATTGCTGAACACCCATACTGACCATTCAATCCACCTTTACTTGCCATTAAGGCGAAGTGAACTAAATTTTTGTTGTGGGTATTCATAATTTCTTGTGCTACAGAATCATCATAAAGCTTCAATCCCTCAAATGTAAAATCGTTTAACGTTTCTACATGGTCAGCAACTTTATGCTCAAGTTTTTTGAATCCTGTTTTCTGGCGTGCATAATATTTAACTGTATTGCGTAAAGGCTTGTTAATAAACTTGTGGGCTGTTGCATAATAAAGTTCATTACATTCTGAACTACTATAATCATAAAGCATTTGAATTAACATAAAGTCAATATCGCAGCCATGAAATGTAAGTTCATCTGCTTTGACTACTTTACCATTGTCGAAGTTACCATTTTTAATATTGCTGCATTTGGATGTACTGATATAGCTGTAAATACAGTTACTAAAATCCTTAGCGTTAATATTATAAAAGGTAACATTGGCCATAAAGTTATATTTTATTGGCCTTTCAAACAAGATTGATTCACGGTATGCTGCTTGGAGTACTGAATAGAATTTAACATCTTTACATCCATATAACTCAATCCGCTGGTCGGGATAATCGAAGAACCCTGAGTTAGCGCCGCTTTCGCAGCCAGATAAGAACTCATAGTTTGCAGACTGGAAATTTTGATAACATTCATTAGGATTAAGCTCCTTTCTCCATTTATAAGGGAATTTCCTGCCATACATTGCTGATGGGTGCATAGAACTTGCATCAAAGCACCATACATTCTTAAATATTTTACCTACTGCATAAGGATTAGCATGGGTATAACCACCTGCAAGACAGTCTTGAAAGAACTTCATAAACGGTTCATTATTCTTAAGTTCTATCGCCGCTGTAAATTGTGCAGTATGAACTTCTTTATCAGTAGCAATATTTCTGTTAAGCCTTGTTTCACGCTTAATCATTGATGTGTTAGATACTCCAATATCTGATACATTATCAACTTTAGTGAAGTTTGCCATATAGCGACATAGTGCATACAAAACTAACTTGCAGTCACGTTCATTGTAAATGTATTCAGAATCAGGTAAATCTGACCACCAATAATATTTTTGGTCATAACCGCCTTTGACTTCTTTAAGTTTAGGAACTCCAAGCTCTGTACCTATAAGCTCAAGACTTTTACAGGAAAGAATCTTGAAGCTGTCATAAAATTCAAGATGGTCAAAAGCTGCTACTAATGGCTGGTGCGGAGCAACCGCAATGAAACGTTTAGGATTAAAGTTCTTAATACAGAAATTTATGTTACGCATCATTGCTTCAAATTCATAGCTCAAGTTATGCACAAAGATTTTGACGTATTCATCATTATTCTTAGCATCCTCATTTACTCTCTCAAATTCGGAAGAAATTGAATCATAAGTCCTAAAGAAATTATAATCCATTTCATTCTCAAAATCACTGAATGGTGCGTGAGGTATAGGACGATAAACAAATGAAGCTAGGCCGTGAAGATAAGTGCTTTGCAGATGCTCTTGAAGTTCATCCTCACCATACATTAAGGATGATGTTTCAATATCATAGCAATATATGATAGTTGAATACTTATGTTCATTACGCTTTCTCACATATAGCACCACCTTCTTTCATTAGTGAATATTACCACAAATTATATTTAGATGCAAGTTCTGTGAATTCTTCATAAGCTTTTTTATGCCGCTTTATAAAGTTTTCATTACCCTGTGTAATAGACCTAAGTTTATCACTTGCATCAACAAGCACTTTACCAATTTGGTCAGAATTTCTTAGCAAATTGTCATACTCTGAATAAGCTCTATCCATATCTGCCAAAGTATCAAGTCCTAGTTTTTGACCCAATGTACATAATTTTTTCAAATCATCTGGGGGAATATTCCTGCTATATGTGCCCATAAGATTATTAAGTATACCAGAAATTGCTCCCCATTTCTTTTTACCGAAATAAGCATCTGGATTCCTAAGAATCTTATATGCAGCATCGCTATAATTAAAAACATCCTCAAGACGATTAGCAACTCTCAATGACCTATAACTGCTTTTAACAGCTTTATGCAAGGAATGAATATGCTCTGAATATTTTGATAAATACTCTTGCATAAGCTTTTGCGATATTTTATCTTCAACATTATCAACTGCATCAATAAGGTCGTTATACAGTTCTTCGGCTTCATCAAGAGCAGTATTAGCAGTAAATTTTAGAGCATTAGCAACATCAGTAGATTGTCTACCTCTAAGACTTTCTTTTAAGTTACCTGTTACGGTTATACCTGCTTTTCTGGATTTGCGTCTTGTTGCGCCTATCTTTTCCAGTAACCTAGTTGCTTCGGATTGACGCTTAAACTCTTTGTTCTTTGCCATAACGTTACTCCTGCTTTCGTAAAGCTAACTCTTTTCTAATGTCATTATCATAACGGTCAAGCAGATAACACAACTCTCTAAGCTGACAATCTTGGCAATCCTTATCCATGAAGTGTGTCAGCCATGATGGACAAGCTTTAATGTACCAGTTATTGCATAGTTTATTAAGTAGATTAAGGGTTTCTGTATCTAGGTCTTTAATTGTCATAATAAACACCTTCCACATTTTCGGGCCAAACAGAATCTAAGCAATCGCCTACAAAATATTGGTTAAATGTACAGTTAGAACTTGGTGCTACTGAGTAATAAACTACTCTGTCATCATGCTCTATAATGTCAATAACCTTACCAATTTTAGCAATGGTAATTGCTCTTTTCTCTTGGCCATCTCCATAGAAATAACCATACTCTCTTACATTGTATTTAATGACTGAACCTATGGGAATAGGATGAATGGGAACATCATAACGCATTGTATAAACTCCTATCTTAAACTAATCGGACAAATCATCATTATTAACTCCTATTAGGATGTCAATGATAGCTCCTAAAACCCACAATAAATTAAGCATTGTATCAGCTCCTTATACATAAAACTTAAAAGCTAATACTTCAAATGAATCTGTATCTATATGCAAAGAACTAACAGTAAAGAATTTAAATTGAAGCTTCGCATATCTTGATTCTAAATTCTTAAATTGACATATCTTTTTAATTGTGCTAGATTCTATAATGTATATAGTCGTTTCAGCGTGAACAGAACCGCAATTAAGTAGAATGTCATTGATTGTCATTGTATCACCTTCTTATACATAGAATTTGAAATATGCGCTTGCTGTATATTTATGTACCATAACGCTTATTTTAAAGTATTTGAATTTAAGCTCATGATATTCTTTTGGGAGATTCTCAAATGTACCAATCCACTTAACTTCTTCATTGTCATTGAGGATTATAATTGAGGTGTCAGACTGTACTGAACCGCAGTTCACTAAAATGTCATGAATTTTCATTTTAGAAATCTCCTTCTTGTTAATTCATGCTTTACTTCTTCCATTGTTAGTTTACAACGCAAGCAATCTTTTTGATGTTCACAATCGTCACAAGTGCATCCTACATAACCACTGATACAGCACCAAGCAAAGAAATCTTGACAGGAAAGATATAAAGACCATAATGTTTTGTTTTTAAGATACTTTAATTTGCTTCTCCAAAATTCTCGTAACGTGTCATCTAACGGAGCAAGGTCTTTTCTGGTAATCATAAGTATCACATTCTTTCTTAATAATTAAGAGGGGAGAGGGGAGAGGGGGATTTACGTATTCTATAAACTGAACCCCGATTTATTTTTTGGCTTCTTGCAACACCCCCGGTGGGCGGCGCGGCAGGGTTGGTATTAAGGTTAATACCATGCTAATTATTTTTCTTAACGGATGGACGCTTTAGCTCTTTAAAGCGGTGAAGTGTGTTAAGAATTTGTCAATCGCTTTAGCTCTTTAAAGTGGTAAAGTGTGTTAATTTCTTAACAGGTAAGTCATATTATCATATGAATAACTATTCACATGTTAAGAATATAACAAGTTAGCAGTTAGGCTTAACTATTGCTAGTTATTTATGCTTAATAGTAAAGAGTTCTAACTAAAAATTTGTATAAAAAATGCGCTGCTTTTAACAGCGGCGCATATTTTATTTTTGGTCAACAATTAAATTTTAATTCTTTGAAATTTGCTGAAAAAATACTGATTTAATGCGGTGGAAATAACGCTTGCAAAATCATCATCTATATTTTTGCGGGCGGCGCGTTTTCCGGTTTTAGAATCGTTATATAGTCTAACAGTTGCCGGATAATTCCATCCGGTATTGTATTTGTATCTGACCCAATTCCGAAACTTTGCAACGTGTTGCGCGGTTGTGTTGGAATAGAAGCCAAATACCCATAAAATACCAGTAGAAAATTGATAGGCGGCAACAATTGTAGAATAGCTCTGTAGAATCAGAAAATCGGAAAAGTTGGGTTTAATAATCCATGCCGTACAATAGTTTAGGCGACTTTTAGAGCCGCCAACATGTAAACTAGACTGGTATTCAACGGCCTTTACAATATCTGAACGTGTGTTGTAAATCATTGCGCAAACACCGCCTTTACAAAATCGTTAATAGATTCGTTGGTGTTATTCATATCGTGTAAAATGGTTGACTTGTAAATGCTGGAAAAGCCGGAAGCGATAAAGCCGCTATCACAAGCGCGGAATGTGTCAATGTTGCAATAGGCTGTGTCCACAAGTCCGCAATTGTCGAATAATTCACGCTTGATTGTAAAACCGTTGTCAATGCCGGATTTTTTCGGCTTGATTGTAATAAGTTGCATTTTCATTTTTTCATACCCTCTTTTAATCTATTTTGGCTTTATGCCATATGGGGCCGGGCTTTACGGCAAACCCGGTGGAACGATTGAATTTTACTGCTGCGACAGCGGGCGCTCAATGGGAACGGCAACGGCGTTAAATACTTCCCGCGGAATACCCAGGGTGTTTTCATCTTTGGGCTGTACGTCCAGAACTTGCCACTTGGTACAAGGTTCAGCGTTGTGCAATGCTTTTTCAACCTTTTCAGCGTCAAGTACACCATCAAACTGTTTTACAATTTCACCGGATTCGACGCTAAAATCGTCGTTAAAACGCGCATACTTTACACGGGCAACGGTGCCAGCCTTTACGGTGCGGCTTACACAAGCGGTGCTTTTGGGTTTGTCATTGATGGGGCGGGTGATGGTGATAATCTCATTATCGCCGTCAACGGTTTTTTCGATTTTCCAATTAGCCATAGTAAAAATACCTCTCTTTTATGTTTTTGTTTTGGAATGGGATTTTTCTTTATTTCCCTTTCCTCTTTACAATTATATTATAACATACGTTAAAAATAATACCATGCAATTTTGTTGCAAATTATATGGATAAATGTTGACTGTTAATTTAATGACAATTGCTTTAGTGCTCTAAAGTGGAAAAGTGTATGCTAATCATGCAACGCCCGTCACTACACATATAAGCGCTTTAATACTTTGAAGTGCTAAAGTGTGCGAATAATTTAACAATCGCTTTAGTGATTTAAAGTAGTGTAGTGTGTGAAATATTTAACAAAGTTGGTGACCTGCCAGTTAGAAGTGACTAACTATACCATATGTGAAAAATTTAACAAAGGGGAAAATGGAAAAAATTGGTAAAAAGTTTTGACACT